AATTTAGTTAGTTCACGGGCATATTGCTCAGGGGTCAGTCCTAGTTTTTTAGACAAGAGAACTTGCGTTTTGCTCAGACGTACTTTTTTAGGGGACGTACTGCGCGTTGCTGGCGCTACTACCGTGCTAGCTTTTGGTCGACTCTCCTTTGCAGGTTCGTCTTCGTTAGTATCCTCGAAATTTTCGGGGAATCGTTTACGCATTGTGTTATCAATGCGGCTATAGTACTCATCAGATCCAGCCGATATACCACTGCGAACTAACTTTTCATGTAATCCTAGAGCAAGACTGGTCATTTCTTCATCTTGACCAAACCAATCATTTCGTTTTTGCCAGCTTACTGCTTTATGATCGGGCGCGTTGACTTGCTGATTATTGCTTTGTACATCGTTTTCTTCATCTTGTAAAGCTTTTTGGTAGACAGGCTGATAATTCTGCGCCTTGTCCATCCGCAAACTAGCTGCGGTCATTTTTTCCTGCGCTTCTAGAAGCTTGTCTGCATCACCAGATTCGTACGCGGATTTAAATTCAGCTTTCGCCATATCCATTTCGCGCGCAGTTGCCTGTTTTACTGTGTCAACATAGGCTGTTTCACCATTAAAAAGGCGTTCTTTGAGGTTTTTATTCTCATCCATAACCCGTTTTGTGATGCGAATAGCTTCTTGTTGCTCGCGTAAAGCGGCTTCTTTGGCTCTGCGTTCATCATGCCAGACCTTTTTTAGCTGTTTAAGCTTGTCTTTAGCGTCATCTTGGTACTTATCTAGCTCGGTTTCTTCCAATTCCTTAACAACTGAGGGATGTAAATTCTTACGATCACGGTCAGCGGGTGGGGTATCGTCTTCAATCTCGATATCTAAGTCAGATTTAGCCTCAACTTCAGGTTCTGGTGCTTTTTTCTCTTCTATTTCGTCAGGAAATTCAAATTCTTCCATATCTTGCTGGTTTTCAGCCATGTTTTACTCCTTAAGCGCGTTTGATGCCACGAGGATCCTGAACTACGGATTCTACGGAGTCATCATTGATGAGTCGGAACTCACGACCATGTATTAAGAGGCGTGTTCCAGCGTTTGGTCTAACAATTACAAAGTCGCCCTGCTTACACCAAGGACCCGTAGGGAACCTTTTATCGTCTTTGTAACAATCAGGACCCAAATGAACCACGAATAGTACTGTTGCCAGCTTTTCTTCGTAATTAATGGTGTCGCTAGACTTTAATATGCCACTTTCGTACTCTTCTTCAGCCTCTGGGATAGCGCATAGGATGCGGTAGCCTGATGGTATTGGAAGTTGTCGTGCTTTTTCATCTGCTTCTTTGTTGAGTAATGCTGATAAATCTACCGCTCGATCTAAATCTACTACCGTTTGGTCACTCATCCGAGTTCTCCACGTTTTTTGCAAGGTCTGCGATAAAAAGACGGGCGGTCAACAGACCTTGAACTTCACCACACATCTTTTGGTAGTCGGAATAGTCTTTAGCTGCTCCTGTACCAAGGGATTCCTGCAATCGTTGAACTTTGTCATCTATCTTTTCAGTCAGATGATTAAGCGCTTTTTCTAACATCATTAACCTTTATTCGTTTGTTTGGACATCATTTGGTTGTGCTTGGCAATGTCCACTCCAAGTTTGTTTGCTTCCGATGTTGACTTAGACATAAGTCTTGCAGATTCAATTTCGCGTTGAATTTGGAGGTCTGCATTGTCTTTTTGTACCTTAGCGTTTATTTGCATTCCCGCTATACGTTCTTGTGATGCAATTCGTTCTTGCTCTATCTGCATTTGTTGTGCCTTAGCCTGCGCATCAGACTGTGCTTTCATTTGCTTAGTTTGAGCTTCTTGAGCCTTAATTTGTAACTCTTGTTGTTGAATTTGAATCAACGGATCTTGGGCAGCCTGTTGCGCTTGTTGCGCTGCAATAGCCGTTTTATCCATTTGCAATAACTTTTGTGCTGCGGGCGCGGCTAAACGAGCAATCTGAAGTTCAACCTCTTCAGACATTTCATAGTCATCTTCCTCACTATAAGGAATTGGAACGCCAATCATATCTTCCATTTGTTGGCGATATGCGTAACCCAAATGCTCTTGAATATGCGCCATTAACGCGCCCATAATCATTTGAGCTTGTGGGTTTTGACCAATCGTTTGCATAATTTTTGGATCTTGCATCATTGCCGTATGGACAGCAATATGGGCATCGTGATCCTGATATATAAATGCTTTCAAGGGTTTACCCTTAAGATTATCCATATTCTCAGTAATTGGATCGCGCGGTTTTTGATCGTCTGGTAAAGGTACTAGCTTTGATGCATCCTTGATTCCCAGCACATCTAACATCTGACGATGCAGCAATGGCATATTGTAAAGTTGTGGGGCGCCTTGAGCTAATTGAAGAGCAGCTTGATACTGCATAATCTTTTGGCTCATTGTTGCGGCATTAGGATCAGATACTGGAATAACTTCTACATTGTCGTAGTCTGACTTCTTAGCCCTACGATCACCTTCTGATGGATCATATGAATATTCTTCAGGCGTGTAATCTGCAATAATTGTTTTTAATAACTTAAACTCGCGTTTCATTGAATAATGAATGCGGGCTTGTACGGCAGACATGACCTTAAGGGTTCTTTCCAGAATAGCTAGGGTTGTCCCTACTGGGGTATTCCCTGACATATCCGCAACCTTAAGATCGGCTGCTGAGGCAAAGCGTCTACCTTCGTCTACGATCTTATCAAGCAACCCAGCCAGAACCATTGATGGTTCTTTGTACGGCAAGGTCATAATGTTGTCTTTCATCGTACCACTTGGTACGTCAACATCACGGAATTCTCCCGGTGCTATCGGCGTGTCGTCTCCTTTAACACGCAATCCACGGGTCTTAAAGCCACCCGGCAAGTTTGAAAGTGACCCTGCATCAACGAGTTGGCGGAGGATACTAGTGCCTGACTTAGCAAAAGCCCCGATAAGATGAATAAGACCAAAACAATAGAAGCCAAAACCGGGAATATAACCGTAGTGAACAAAGTGCTGCCGTTTCTTATGAGTTTCATCATCTTGATTCCAATTTCTCCTGATTGCTAAAACTGAATTACTGCCCTTTTCAATCGTTACAACATAGGGCAATGCAATTCCCGTAGCTTCTCCGTCATCATCTTCATGCTCGTAACCCTCTAAGTCTAGGTCAACGTGCATCTCCAAAACTTTAAAACGATCGTCTGAGGTAGCTCTAAAGCCAAGCTTTTCAGCAATTTTCTTTTCTACTTCATCTAATACATTGTCTGGTTCTCCAAGATCTATATCTCTATAGAATCCTGCAACCTGAAGTTTGCGTAGTTCATTTTCGCTTTTGCGCATTACATGGGTGACGCGCTCTGCGGACTCAAGGCTTGAAGCTCCGTAAGGAACAACAATATCTTCCGCAGGAACATACATAGCTACCTGACGCTGAAGGCTTGGGTCGTAATAAATTTTCTTAAATGCGTTACCTGCGATTCCTAAACCCCAGAGTAAACGCTCTTGCTCAGGACGATATTCTTGCATTACGTCCGTTAATTGATAGTTCATATCCGCTTGAACACGTTCCGCGGCAGCTTTCTTTTCAGGCGTTTCTTTACCAATGATCTGGGTCTTTACTGGGCCTGATGCTGGAAACGTTTCCATAATTGTTTCAGACTGGAACTTAACAACGGCCTCTGAAAGCAATGGGTGGTAAACGCCACAGGCGCCGGGCCATGGTTCCATGCGGTCTTCGATCTTCATTCCTAAAAGTTCTAGTCCGTCTACATAGGCTTGAATCCAATCTTTGCGGGAAGCAATGTCCGCATCAAAGTCGCCCGCTAAATCTCCAGCAATCTGGGATAGCGTACCTTCGCTCATATACTCAGCTAGGTTTGCGCCAAAGTCTTCATCAGTCTCTTCTTCTGGTTCAAGGCTAATTTCTAAGCCATCCATACCAATAGTTACTGATTCTGGGTCCTCAATCTCAATATCAAGATCAGGTTCTTCTGCCACCAAAGAATCAATTCCTTCGGGTAGTTGGTATAGTGCTTTTTCAATTGCCATAGTTTTTCCTAGTAATACGCGGTTTTGCGTCTATAAATTGGTTCATCTACTTCGTCTGTTGGTAGTCGAATAAACCCGCCTTTCCTGAAACGGATCAAAGCTTGAGTGGAAGAGTCCACTAAGTCATCGTGATCCGAGTTTGGGAAAGCAGCCATTTCTTCGATTACTTCATCAGCCCACCTTTTGCCGGGCGCCCACACCTTGCCAGACGCAAATAAATCTGTTACGGAATTCAGCCTTGCTATCTTATCATTACCGCGGGTGGGTGTAAACTCTGTTACTGGTATCCCCATACGTCTTAGTTCAAATATAAGTGGCGTTCCTGAGGCTTTTGCCTCCACGATGAAGGCGTCGGGTTCCCATTCTTTGTACATCTTAAAAGCGCGCTCTTTCAGTTCTGGGAACTCTAGTCTTTCTTTCATCGCATCTAAAAGAATAATATTAGGCTGCATCTCATCTTCATTAAGATAAAAAACTCCCCATGTTGTACAGGCAGAATAGTCTGATCTTTCATTCTTAGTAAACGCCGTATCCCAAGATTGGATAATAAATTCGCATTGAGGTGGGTTTTCCTTTTCCCACTTTTGCCACCAATCTCTCTTGACTAGGGCGCCCTCTTCTGAGGTAGGACTTTGTTGATACTGCGCGTTCCACTTAGAAACAGGCAGTTCTTCTTTTAAGGCCAGTAGTTCATTTAGGGGCCAGAACGCAGGCCATAATGGTTTTTCGCTAGGTAGAATTGCGGGAAAACTAATAACTTCCCACTCATCGCCGTCGCGCTCGAAGGCCGATTTTAAAATTCTTCCAGTTAAATCTTTTAGGCTCCAGCGGGTCATAACGACCACAATCGCTCCTCCCGGCTGAAGTCGTTGTCTTGGGCCAGAGGAATACCATTCAAAAACCTTATCGTAAACCTCAGGGTTTGTTGCGGCAATCGCGGCCTCTTGTTCCGAATGGGGATCGTCAATAATCAAAAGGTCCGCACCTTTACCAGTAACGGTACCGCCGACACCAATAGCGAAGTAAGTACCGCCTTTATTTGTATCCCACCGCCCCGCAGCCTTAGAGTCTGACTTCAAATCTACCGCAGGAAAAACTTCATGGTACTGGGATGAACCTACCAAGTTCCGTACTTTTCGTCCAAAGCCAACAGCCAGCTCCGCAGTATTGGAACACTGGATAATCTTCTTATCAGGGAACTTTCCCAGAAACCACGCAGGAAGCATGAAACTAGCAAACTCAGACTTAGTATGGCGAGGAGGCATATTAATAATAAGACGACGAAGTTTTCCATCTGCTATATCCTGAAATTTCTGCGCCATAATTTTATGGTGGGCGCCGTTGATAAATCCGGGCCACATTTGGTGGACAAAAGCCATAAAGTCATTCTGTGCTTTTTCCCGCCGTAATGAGTCCGCGTACTCCTGTGCCATAGCAAACAAAGTTTCTTGTTCGTCCGCAGGAAGGCTTTCGATTAGTTTTTCTAGCTTCACTCTAGTTTATGCACCCTAATATACGAAGGCCGAATACTCCGCGCGTGTCTGGGCAGCATCTTGCAATACCCTAACTCTACTAATTTCTTCATAGTACGATGTACATTACCTCTACCCTTATCGCCCGTCATTGACATAATGTAATCTATGGAAGGACCAAACCCATGCATCTTCCAATGCTCATTAATAATCCTATAGATGTAGGCTTGCTTATCAGTCATGGGTGATCGGTTTAGCAGATATCTGACAAACCGCTTTTTTAAAAATATACATACCCCTACCCATTTTGTTTAGAAACAGAAGGGGGGGTGTTCCCTGTAGAAACTTCTTGCCAATCGGGGTGGTTTTTTGTGCCCCCACCCCCCTCTTCCGAGTCATTTCTATGTGGTAACGTTTCCACATGAGCGTAACTCGTTGATTCTATTGGGGCGTTTTTAGAGGAAATGGATTTGGATGAGGATTGGGTGTCTGGATTACTATGTATTAATGGAGTCCCGCTAGTTTTTAAAAAGGGTGGGTCGGGGTCGGGTGGGGTCGCGCCCGCGCCGTCCTCGAAAGGGGCTGGCCTCGCTTGCCCGCTGATTTCTGCTAGCAAGTCGATAGCGTCCTGATCGTCCATATCTATAGTGTTAGCTTGCATGGCTTCCTTGATCTGTGCCATTAGATCGGCGCGTATCTTATCGCTGGACTTGTGGACTATCTGCTCGCTTACGGTTTTATAAACCGATAGCTCTGCAACCTGTCCTAGCTTAGATAGCGCTTGTATGCGCTCGCCAGCCTTACTATTGGGATCTGTGGCTTCCTTAGTGAGTTGAGATACTACAAGGGAACGCAACCGCCTGATCATTTCAGCACTTGTCTGGTAATCAACATATGCTTTAGCCCGCTCTAGAGCCTCGACCTCTGCCTGTATTCTGCTATCTTTTGCCAATCTGCTCGCATTGTCGCTCATGGTCTTGCGCTTGCCCTTGTGCTGGTAGGCTTTATCGAATGCTTCCGTCTGGTTGAGGCCATCTACTAACCCCCGCGCAAACTGTTTCTGCTTATGGGTTAGATTGCGCTGGTTACCTAATATGACCTCTGGGGGCAACTGTGCCAGACTGTTCTTTATTTGTTCTTTGTTTAGCTTTGGTATCTTCATTTAATGGGTATATATTAGGAATTGAGCCTATATTACCACAAACACTGTATAAGCATACAGTAGTTTAGTGGATTACAGGTATCTGCTTTATGTTCTCTCCCTACTAGATTACCGACTAAGCTATTCCAGAACGAAAGATTAGCGGGCTTTTAAACTTGATCGCGCACTAGCTCACCGAATGAGCCATTGGTAAATAAGCAACATAATAACCCTACGCATTACTCAAGTAATTGCACAAGTTAATTACTTATGATCTAATGGTGTTTCATGCAATACATGACAGAAGTTAAACACAATAGATAAAAGGGTTCGAGATGAAAACAACAGTTAAAGAAGCAGATAAATTGGCAATTGCTTTTTACCATGCAGCAATAGCTCAGGGATTAACAGAAGAAAAAGCCCAAATGCTTTTAAACAATGTTTGGGACGTAATGGTTCACGGAAAGCCCCAAGAAGAACAGTTACCTAGCCAATTTTATTAACTAGATCGAAACGGGTTCGCGCCCGTCTTAGCGTATTGCGCTAACTGATGAGATCAATTAACTTAGAGGAAATTATGAAATTAAACTACAAGGCTTTTTGCTTTTCCTGTAAGCAAGGGGAACATAACATTCCCGCCCAATGGTATTTAACAGGCCACAACGGAAATAAACCTTTTCGCGGGTATGTTTGTGGAGATCATTACGAGATGATGGCTAATGATGGCATAGTAACTAATGCGCGCTGGATTGACATTAATGCTATCACCAGCTATTACACCGCTTACAGTAATTTTGACCATATGATTCGCGCCTATATCGGGACACCTTATACCCCAACATTAAGGCCTGATGTAGAGCCTGATCTAGCTATTTTAAAGCGCGCATTTAATGACCGCATGACCGAATTAGGACAAGAAAACCGCGCATAGATCGAAACCCGCGCAAGCGGGTCTAAGGGTTTAGCCCTTACTGATGAGATCAATTAACTTAGAGGAAATTATGCAAACAATTCAAAAGATTACAGAAAAACAAGCATTAGAAATGTATGACGATATGCTGGACGATTGCTACGGCGAGGTTAATGTTTGCGGGTATACCTACACCGCTAGCTATGCTCTAGAAGAATTGGACCCTATTGCCTATCGTTGTGGATTTAATGACTATATGGCAAACCTTGAAGATGAATACGAAATCGAGGATTAATTAGTGCTGCCTGATAGGCGCTTAGATTAGGCGCTTATCGGATTATCACTTGATAGTCGATAACTTAGAGGATTTATAAAAATGCGTGAAATTTATACTTTTTACTACAAGCTAGCTAACGGGCTTACCGATCAGGTGCAATTTAGGGCAGTCAGCCTAGATGATGCGCTTAATAGCTGGTATTCATTTATTTTGGAAAACCGCTTAGACGTAGTGGATTTTGACCACGAAGCCGAAGCAATCGAGGAAGAACGGGAGTTTTAAAAATGAGAAAACTATATATAGCCAAGGGTTACAACTCTTGGAATAACAAGGAATTACATAGAGCTTTTAAAACTGAAAAAGAGGCCAACCAATTTATGAACGGGCTTACAGACCCTCATTTAGTAGTTATGAGCTACAACACCACCACGCAACTAGTCAACACCTTATTAGGCAATCAAGGGGTAACAGCATGAACCACTACCAGCGATTTAACTACACACTAGCCCGCGCTTATGCTCGCAAGGAAATCAGCGCGAAACAGTTAACCGCATTAATAGCCATATATAGGGGGTTTAAATGAATTATTTTTATGATAATGACGCGCACCATTTACAAGTTTATGAGGGGGATTTGCTTTTAATAGAGATTCCCTACTGCGATCCCATGACCGAGCAAGAGGCAGAACAATTAGCCATTGAATTATTCAACCAATCAAAAGAGGGGGTTTAAATGAATACATTAAGAGATCGTTTGGCAGTATCTCAAAACCTATCAGATGACAATTTAGGGCTATTTGCATGGCTTAAGGGGTATAGGTTATGCACTGAGGACTGCCAAGAAATACGCGGAACCGCTTATTCTGGCGAAACAGTATCCCATGCAGTAGAGGATTTTTTAAACGCTTACGAGGCTTAGGGGGAAAAATGGAAGATTTTACAGGGCAGGGCATTCTAGAGGACGCGTATTCATTTGATAGGCCAGCGCATATCGTGGGGAACGCGCTTTTAAACGGGTTTATCCGCGCCGGGTATACCAAAGAACAGGCCATAAACCTATTCTATTCTAAGGCCGTTAGGTGGGCATTAGATGGCGCACTAGGGGAACACCTAGAAGAGATCGGGTTCCAATACGGGCAGATTATGGCGCAGGAATACACGCCCGAGGAATTCAACTACCCATTACAACCCGATCAAAAGATTGCGCTTATGCAGCATAACCGTATTGAGGAAAAAGCATAATGAAAATTTTAGTGGCTTGTGAGTTTTCTGGTGTTGTAAGGGACGCATTTTCATCATTAGGTCATTACGCTATGAGTTGCGATATTTTGCCCACGGAAAAAAATGGTAATCATTATCAAGGCGACATACGAGATGTATTGGAATGGGATTGGGACTTAATGATAGCCCACCCACCATGCACATATTTATCTAATGCTGGTGCTAGGCATTTATACCCAAAAAAAGTATTAAATAAAAATAGGCTAGCAAAAGGATTGGAAGCTAAAGATTTTTTTATGACTTTGTATAATGCTCCAATATTAAAAATATGTATTGAGAATCCAATTCCCTCAAAAATATTTGAATTGCCTAAATATAACCAAATAATTCAACCCTATGAATTTGGACACCCTTTTAAGAAAAAAACGTGCTTATGGCTTAGGGGGCTTGAGCCCCTTATTCCCACGCAAATTTTAGAGGAAAGGCAAAGCAGCAAAATAGCCGGAAATTGGTTCAACAAAGGCGGAAAAGATAGGCAAAAAAATCGTGCAAAAACGTTTGATGGTATTGCGGAAGCTATGGCAACCCAATGGGGAAACCTGTAAAAGTTACCCTGAAATGCCTCATTTAAGGGGGGTATTTTGGAGTAGGGTTTACCCTATGTTTTCACTTGCTTTCGTGGCAAGTGAGAATATTTAGTAGTAGAAGGCTATTTTTTTAAAGTCGGCATTAAGTATTAATTGTTGTTGTATTTTTTGCAGTAAAAAGCTAAGAGCGGGTCAGGCTTAGTGAAATAATTTTGCATTACGCAATATATGGTAGTAAGATTTGTATTGTATTGAAGAAGGCTAACCTAGAGGAGAAACAAAATGAGCTATGACTCTGATTTTGAAAGTGTTTTTATGGTGGAATTTGAATCAGGTAAAACAATCAATGTTAGTTTTTACAATGTTGAAGATGTAAAACAATATTGTAAGTATGCGTATGAAGGACAAGCTATCAAATCAATTTATCAAGAAGTTTATATTGCGGAGGAAGCATGAAAAAAGTTTAAAGCCACATGGGGTGAAGGCTATGTTAATCCCGAAACATCAATTATCAGTTTTGACGAAATTGATAATGACAATGGCTGGGAGGAATGGGCGATTGAAAAAATTAATGCTCTTGCAATAGGACAAAGTGCTGATTGCTCTGATATTAGTGGAGTTGTAAATGTTCAACGAATTTCTTAGGGGAAACAAAAATGAAAATAACGCTTGAAGTAGAAGTGCCAAAAGGCACAACAGTTGCAGAGATTGAAGGTGCAGTCAAACAACATTTTGACCCTGATTGGATGTCAAGCTGGTGGCATATTGATGATGTAAAAGGCCAAGCAAATGGCTGGGATGAGGAAGATACAGAACATTCCATTACAGATGAAGAAGCGCGTGAAATATTGCGCCTAGCTGATAAGTATCACAATTGCGAAGTAGGAATCAATTGGGATGTATTAGATCATTGGATTGACCATCTAAAAGCACAACGAAAGGAAGTAGCATGAACTTAGACGAGATGAGAGATCACTTTGCGGGATTGGCTTTACCCGCAGTTATGGCAAAGTATCCTAGTGCTAGTGAGATTGGGGTGGCAGAGCTAGCCTATTCTTATGCGGACGCTATGATTGTGGTCAGAGATGTTGAACCCCAAGATTATGGAGTAAATAATGAAATATAAAGTATATCTAATTGACAAGATTATAGAGGCCGATACCCCCATTGAGTTGCACAACATGGTTTGGGATTGGCAGATCGACCACCAGATCGCGGAGGACGATTGGACTAGCCCTGCCGTATGGTTTGGTAGTGAAGTAATCGGGGCAATTAACTACAACGGGAGGATATGTGAACAAAAAAAGGAAGATTGAGGATTTAACAAAAAACATTATTTACATGGAAACAATGTATCTAGCAGTAGAGGGCTATAAAAAGGACATTGTTAAAAAGAACCTAGAGAGAACCGCGGAGGAATTATGCAACTTGATAAAAGCTATTTCATTAACCAAATAGAGCAGTATCTACATAAAATGGACAAAGACGAAATGAAACCATACGCCGTTAAAGTGAATTATAGTGGGACTAAGTGGTATTTTTTAGACGCACCGGACGAGAGCGAGGCCGAGGAAGTAGCTTGCGAAATGTTTGGAAACGAGTTTAAATTGAAAGACGTAGAAACAGAAGCATTTGCAGAAAGGGATAGTGATGACTAATGAAAAGGAATTCTTTGACGCGCTTTTAAAGCTGGAAAAGATAAAGCCGACGGAACCATTGACGGACGCAGAGATAGAGCAAATCTACTTTGATGTATCTAGATTAACCTCAATTAGCCCGCTACTTGACTTTGTTAGACGGATTGAACACGCACATGGGATTGGAGTTAATGATGAATGATACCCTGCAAGTTGGTGATGTAATCTGTGCATTCCTGTTTGGCCTATTCATTGTTGCGTGGTGCTTAATATGACGCGGGACAGGCTTATAGGCCTAGTAGGCCAAATGGATTCTATGGGAGGTTTTGCTGGTAAAATAGGTGAAGCTGCTTTATTGGCTGACAAAGACAATCTTCAAAGGCTGATGGACGCCTTTCCTGAGTATTTTATTGAGCAAAAGGCTACTGCGTGGACGCGACTATTATTTACTTGAAAGACGGTAAAGACGGGAAGATTGAGGTATCTATGGAACTGATTGGCGATCCAAGCCAATCATTCCTAGTTGCTAATGCTATCGTCAATAACCTATATATGCTGGAAAATACTGTATTCGTGAACAACGAGTTTACCCAACAACCACCTACGACAAGAGTGCAATAAGGCTTTTACCAGCTATATCAGCACCAACCCTTAACTCGAAATCATTGAAATCTTCGCCTGTATTTGGGGAAACCCAATACGGGCGATTTGTTTTCTTAGCGGTCTTAATTCCTACGGGGTCATGGTCTGCCACTATCAGGCCATCAGGAAACTGTTTGGATACTTCCAATAGGTTGCTAGCCGAAAAGCAAACAACGATCTTGTAGCGCGTTTTAATGGCCTTCAATGCCCGTCTTATGGACATAGCCGTAGCGTATCCCTCACACAAGAGTGGGACACCCTTGTTATCAAAGATTGCAACCGCGCCCTTATTCTTTTGCCCAGAAAGAAACTTCTTAGTTCCGTCAGTATCTATCAGTTGGAGGCCAGAAATGTTGCCATCTATCCGCATTGGGATAACTAGCTTTCCTTCCCAGATCAATGCTTCCTCTTCTGCAAAACCCTTGCGGCCTAGATAAGCATGAGTGGCTTTAATCGCTTGCTTAAGTATCCAGCCAGCTTTGGATGCCGCCTTCTGGTTACGTTCTTCAGTATTCTTTTGGGACTGTTGTATCTTAACTCTGTATAAGGGATCATTTGCACCTTTCCAAGATATAGCTTTTTCATGGACTGCCCAATTCTTAACCGCGCCCGAATTACCATCGTAAATATAAGAACCATTCCGCTTCTTTGGGTGATCTAAAGTAGGAACTCTAGTCCACCGATCATAAACAAGGTGATCTATGATTAACCCGTGTTGCTCTGCAAACGCCTGAAAGCTCATGTAATGTCCTAATGTATATTGGAATTCATTTGTTGTAGTAAAGATTTCTCAAGCTCTTCTAAAAAATCAATATAATCTTTGTTTGATGGTTTGCGCCTGCCTGTTTTTTCTCGTACTGATTTTTTTAAGTATTTATCAAAGGCTCTTAACTCATCTTCTATATTCTTCATTTGCATTCCTTTACGCGGCTAATTTTGATTTTGAATACGCAATAAACCTACTCTTAATCCACTTAATTGTTTGTATTGAAGTGGGACGAACTTCTTTAGGAATAGAGCGCGGGAATACGCCATACTTTTCCTTGTATTTATGGGATGCCCATCCCTCTTTGTAGCCCTTTTGTTGTCCGTAATACAGTAGCTCTGAATAGAACTGCTTGTTATCTGCAACGCCTTTACTATTGGACGCCATTAGCTCAAGTAATTCACCATTGACGGAGGTAACCCCAGTAGGAGGCTTCTTTTCAAAGCCACATGAGCCACAGATATAAGACTTAAATATCCACAAAGCCTTGCAAACGGGGCAAACTGCTTCTTTCTTTTCCTTTTCAGTTGGTTCTTTCTTGGCCTTTTCAACCGCACTATCTTTAAGCTCAGTTACGCCCTCGTAAAAAACCTTATCCCAATCTTTACGAAACCGCAAGAAGTTACCTGAATGATCAAGCCACAGGCCAAACTCTTTGCCCTCATTGGGGCGCATGATCCTGCCCATCTGTTGCACATGAGAGGAAAATGATTTACTGAATGGACGGGCTGATACGCCGATCATTACATCCGGCACGTCAAAACCACGAGTTAAAATATCAGTAGCTATTAGCCCATGAATATCTGTGTCGGGCTTACTAAATTCCTCAATCATGTCCTTCTTATATTGATCATCTTCTAAGTAAGATATGGAAATAAAGTTATATCCTGCCTCATTAAACTGCCTCACCAACTCGCGCCCGTGTTCTACGCCAGCACAAAAAACAATTGTTTTCATTGGTTTACCAAATATCTCATGGGTTTTCTTATGCCATTCGTGGACTACATCTCCAACAATCTTGATACCGCGCTCAGTTACATCTTCTGCTGCCCATTCTCCAGCCCGCTTCTTGGCACCAGTCATGTCAATCTCTTTAGCAACAAACACTTTCAAGGGAACTAACCAACCCCTTTCAATTAGATCGCCTGTAGGTGTCGCGCCCACAACGTGAGTATAGATATCGCCTAGCCCCTTAGTAAACGGAGTAGCGGTTAACCCGATAACCTTGATCTGAGGATTATCACGAATGAAATTAACTACGCCTCTACGGGTAATGTGGCATTCATCAACGATCAATAGATCAATATCGGGGAATGTTTGGCGTTTCTCTAGGGTTTGTGCAGAACACACTTGGATATGCTCATAAGGACGATGACGCCAATGTCCTGCTTGCATAACTCCATGTTCTATTCCATACTTTGTAAGGCGGCGGCTGGTTTGATCTACTAAAACTATTCGATCCATCACCATCGCGCACTTCTTGTATTTCTCAGCAACGGCTTTCATAATCGCCATCGCTACTTCTGTTTTACCAAACCCCGTTGGGGCATATAACAGTTGGCATCTATGTCCGTTTGCAAAGCCCTCTCGTAGCTTTTGAACAACTTCCTCTTGATGAATCCTTAACTCAAGCATCTTATCTCCAATTACTTAATAGGAAACCGCCTATTGTCGGGTGGGGTACTCACGGAAGGAGTGTTGTAAGAAAAAAACCATTTAAAACCTACAACTTATACACTGTCTTAGGTCGCCAAACCGACCACGCTTTCCCCCGTAAACTATGCTACTTCTTTTTCCAACTTTTTGGCCTTACGCTCCCAATAAGAAACTTGTTTTTTTAATTCCGCGCATTCTCGTTGGAATGAATCACGGGATGCTTTAAGGACTCGGTTGTCTGCTTCAAGAGTTTTAATTGTCTTTTCCATTTCGTCAAACTTAGCTTGGGCAAGAACTCGTTCTTCAGGCGTAGCTTCCATCGCAGCGACAGCCAAACGCGTTTGCAACTTTTCGTTTTCAGCAACAATGTCCTGCATTTCCGATGCAATCTCTTGGATTTTATCCTCTTCAGTAAGCTCGTATCGCGGAGCTGTTGGTGCAAATTCATTGTATTCTTTCTTGGGGCTTTTAATATCATATTCTGTGCCGCTTCTGTTTACATTAATAATCTCAGGTTGTTTTCCAGAAGCCCTGCGAATCTTTGCCACAAATGGGTGAGATACCCGCAATATCTTGGCTAATTGCCTATCACTTTGATTGGTATATCTTTCTTTTTCTAAAGCCAAGCTAAGTGCATGGCGCTTATCTTCTGGAGAATAACGCTCTCCGTTATCATGGTTAGCATGAACTAGGGCATAGTCAAACGCATCTTCATACGTTCCCATACGAACATCTGCATCAATGATTTCCAAGCCCGATTTCTTGTGAGCATAGTAACGTTTCCAACCATCCGCTAGGTGGTATTCATCTCCGTCATGGAAAAGAACAATCGGGGGAAACTTATCGCCATCGAGCATGGCTTGTGCATACTCATCAACGATCTCCTGATTAATACCCACCCGCATCATTAATTCTGATTCTATTTTAATTTCTGATAGTTTCATACATTCCTCATTCATATCGTTTTAAATTGCTTAAAGCCATCTTAAGCTCATGTTCGCCCGATTTGGGATTATTGGCTACCCGCAAGGACTCTATGGCTTGTTCTTTCCATCTGATTGATTGTTGCACCGAACCCGTTTTAACGGAATTAGGGATTACCTTAGCTTGATTTTTTATCTGTTCTCTGGTACTCATACGATCTTTGGCTTAATTGTTTTAAATCACTTGATTCTTTATCTGTTAATGATGATACGTTCTTCATTGATTCCAATGGAAAGTAAGTAATCTCATGGTAATTTAGAGGGTAATTAATTTGCTTGCCGTTATGATTTATAACCTTAGGTTCCATCAAAACATCCAAATAATTGCCATAAATTCTTTTTTCAAACTCATCCACAAAAAACAAAAACACCCGCAAATTGTGTTGATTACTAATAAATAAATAATCCTTTAAGTGGCGATTATCTATGCCGGTATCAGGGTAATACGTTCTACGGGCTTTAGTTTTTACATCAACAATAGCCAATGATTTTTTATCTGGCGTAGCAATTAACCGATCAAAAGGATGAGCGCCATCAAACACGGGGTGATAAGGAATGATGTTATTTTTAAGCAGATAAGTATCTACCAAACTCTCACCCAAATCCCCCTTTTTAACTTCGGTTCTATCCTGCCACATTAAAATTTCTCAGTATCATTTCCAAAGGTTTCCCAACCCTCTCGTTTCTCACGGCTAAAGTATTCTAACTTTCTACCAATCGTAACTTCATCTACCATCTGATAAAACGCATCTGGCTTACGGCTATGCTGACGGCGCGACTCTCTGATGATGTCCCGCCATGTAGTGTTATTCCATTTTGGTTTGCCTTTAACCGCAACCAAACAAAACTCGCACTGCATTCTTAACCAGCTTCCCATGCCAATCTTTTCCTTATCCCATACCATTGTTGCCTTATATTCAAAGCCCCAATGATTTAGTAGCTCTTTAGCATCAAAGATAAATTGATGGGTAGTCCATAGGAATAACACGCTATCTTTGGCAAAAGGAATCTCCATCTTCAGTAGCTCATCTTGCTTCATCTCTGGATATGGATTGGCTACACGGCTGCCTTCTGGATCATACTTGCGCCCATAGTTCCAAGGAGGATCAAGCACAACTATCTCAAACACACCCGATGGAAGAACGGCCTTACCGGTAGCAATATCTTCTTTCTGTTGGGCTACATCTTCCTCGTGTTGTTGCTTTTTCTCTGCATTTTTAATTTGTTTGTGGGCTTCATTAATACTAATCTCGCCTTTAGCTAAAGCTTTCTTTACTTCTTCTGATCCTTTTTCCTCAATCTTATTAACTTTAGATATGGTGTCGTGAGAAACGCCAGCTAATTTTGCTAACTCTGCATTAACGTGTACCGGTTTAGCAGATTTCTGCTGAACCGCTCCACCGGAAGCTTTTTGATTTGCTTTGGCTCTTGCGGAAATTTCTGATCCTAAACGAATTGCCAGAGTGCCACGAACATAAGGGTTTAAGTTTCTACGCCCAAATTGATTGGTAATAATCCATTCAATTACCTCACTGCGGTTTTCAAAAGCGCGATCTATTGTTTTAAATGGCAGATCATTGCGCTTACAAATGTCATAACGGTTATGCCCGTCTACTAACACCCCGTTCCAAAGAACTAATGGGTCTCTACAACCATCCCGCTTAATGTTTTCCTCAAGTTGTAAAAGCTCTGCTGGTGCTAACTCCGGAATTAAATCTTTAAACTCGTTATCAATTTTCATTTCTTTTCCTCTTCGTTAAAATACTACCGCCTCTTTGTATCCACTTCATACACGTCGTTAAAACTGAACCCGTTTGGTGGGCGCACCTAGCCTACCTAGGTGAGCCTTCAACTGAACCCTCTTTGGAGCCACAGCACCCGCCAGCCGCTCGTAGAATCGGTGCTAGCTTCGCCGCCGATATATGCACTATTCCGTCTACTACCCCCAGTAGTGCTGATACCTAACCCGCTGGTGTATTTGAAGCCGCCCAGATTAGACAGCAGAAATGAAAAAGCCCCATACAACTGGAGTCTGTTTGGAAGATTCTATTGTGCTTGTCAATCCACGAACCAAGCATAATAAAACTATGACAGACCCCATGTGTATAGGGCTTCGTGGTCGATAATAACATAAACAAACCTTCCAAGTTCGTCTCTGCATTAAAACTATAACACGGGCTTTTAATCCGTGCAAGAAAAAGAATGGGGGGAAGGTATATTCACTTCACCCCCGAATGCCATGTGGAGAGGAGCCACAGGCAAAGGATACCCGAGGAAGGTATTAGGAGGAATATACCACATACTGTATGGATATACATAAGGGTTTACCCTAATCTATCTGGTAACGTTACCACATAGCTAGGTGTTTACCCTAATATTCCTTAATAGTTACTTGACACCCACCACCTTTAATCTTCTTGCCGCGCTCAATGGTTATCTTCCAGACCTGTTGGTCATCATCAAAAGCCCCGGCGTCCTGTAAGGAATCTCCTAGGCACTTCAGCATATTGTCAATATCCATGAGCCGGTTGTCGCGGGGAAACAATAGAACATTAAACTCAACCTTTGAGCTACCAAACCCTTGATGATTGCTGGCCTCCCATATTTCCTTTACGCACCTTTTAAATTCAACACCGCGCTTAGAAATGTAACGGCGCTTACCAGAAGCTAGCCAATAAGCATTGACAGAAACTGGATATGGTAAGGTTAGGGTAATTACTGACACAATAGTTGAAAGAAAGTGGGTATAACCTATTTACAATTATTCATTCATGGATTATATTCCCAATCAGAGGAGAGGCAAATGAAAAAGGTGTGTGTAGTTAATTTCTGGGATGGCGCGTTCGATGGGGACTTTTTTGAGTTCTTTTTCCGCACTGCCTTTGACGGCATAGAATATGTAGATAGCCCGCATGAAGCTGACGTAGTTATTAGTTCCGTATTTGGACATACACAGACCGACCCTGCAAAAACAATTATGTATATTGGCGAGAATGTACGTCCTAATTACATGGGATACAACCACTCCCTTTCATTTGATCACGATACCTATGGTGGACGTAATTTTCGTTTACCTTTATGGTGGTCACGCCTTGCATGGGATGGATTTACACAAAAGCCCCGCAAACAGAATTCCCACAATCATGGATACGAAGACCTTATATCCATTGATTCCCTAACAAACGGGCGCACTCTTGATTTG